TAGACAACCAAGGAAATGAAATAGTCGTAAAGAAGACTAGAGTTATATATGAACCAATTAAAAGTGTAATTCGTAAAATCGAGAGCGAAAGAGCTAGGAAAAATTTAAGGATGAACAAAAGACAAAAAGAGGTGTTCAGCCGTTGGAAAGTGAAAGGTTGATAGCAAATGAACGAAAAGCAAGCGTCATTCGATAAATTAAAAGACGATGTGCATTACTTAATTGTGGCACATTGTAAATACAAGGATATGTCCATGTATGAACGAGCGTTAAAACAATTTCAAAAAGATATCGATTATGGACAATTAGATGAAATGAGTTACAATGAACGTTTCGCATTTTTGATTGGGTTTGAAAAATCATTATCGACAATAGAGAAGTTGAATGTATTAAACGAACAAACAAAAAACGAAAAATCGGAGATTACCTATGAAAAGGCGATATACGATATACTTTGTACTCTTCCTGCTGATACAACGTGGGTATCTAGAGAAGGCATTAACGATTTAGTCATCACGATTAAAAAAGGAATTTTGCGCGAAGAGGTGGGAAATGATGAAAAATAAAGAAGATTTATTTATATATACGCTTGGATTGGCATTAAGTTTAAGCGTGACATTAGTAATCAGTAAATTATTTGGAACTCAGATTAGTTGGCTTGCAACCATGGTCCCGCTACTGATATACGTGTTGATTATTTCAATTCTAATACTAATTGGGTCAATCGCAGGGATTGTAACATCAATCATTAATAATATGAGAGGATAGATAAAAATGCACATTACTATATTTTTAAAAGACGGAAAAACATTAAGATTTGAAAGAATCACAAACTTAAAAAAAGAATTTCCATTTGATAATATTATCACGTTTAATTACTTGAGTGCCTCAGACGGTAAACAGAAAAGAGGATTATTTAACTTAAAAGATATCCTAGGATTTTCAGTTGACGATGTTAATTTCGATGTCAAAAGTTTATACTAAGTGTGATTGCTGGAGGTTTAGTTTTTGAGATATAAGAAAATAGCCGAGCAACGATTACGTGACTATCCGAATTATGAACGTGAAATTGCCACGCACCGCATGAGCTGGTTATGGCGTGATGCAGATTGCAACGCTTGGATAAAAGGGAAAGGAACGAACTCGAAAGCGGTTGAAAATGAATTGTTGAAAGTTGAATCATCTCAATATATTCAAAATCGCTTATTTTGGAAAAAGTGTATCGATGAAGTGCTAGAGGAGTTAGACGAAAAGCAACGGTTGTTTGTATCTGAGTATTATTTTGAAAAAGTTTACGATTATCGTTCCTTAGCTAAAAAGCATCTCACGAATAAAAATGTAATCATGAGAGCGTGCGACCGAGCTTGCAAGTTGTTGCTTGAAAAGTTAGGAGAAAATGCTGACTGATTATTAGAAAGGGACGAAAAACGCTTGATGTCCCAGCTTTTTCGTGATATATTGATATCGTGGATAGTTGCGAGAGCCTACTTTCTACAAATTGTCATAGAGTTTGAAACTCCTAAAGTTTAGAGGGCGATAAAATGCCCTCGAATATGCCCCTAAGAGGTAACAGCACGATTTTCTTTTTTTCCTTTGTGTTTAGCCTATCCTGCCAATAAGGTTTTGTGTTTCTCGTGTTGAGCCGTTCGAGTCGGCTGTGGGGCTTTTTTAACAAAAAACAAAAAGAGGAACTAAGAGCGATACAAAATCGCTCTTTTTTTATTTGGTAAAAAGGAGAAAAATATGCAAATAGAAAAAATTAAAATTTCAGATTTGCTGGAATATAAATACAACGCAAAAGAACACCCTCAGTGGCAGATTGAACAAATTGTGAACAGTATCAAACAATTTGGTTTCAATGACCCAATTGCGATTGACGAGAATAACACAATTATTGAGGGTCATGGTAGATTGTACGCATTACAAGAACTAGGCGAAACTGATGTAGATTGTATCCGATTATCTCATTTAGACGAGGAACAGAAACGAGCGTATATTCTAGCACATAACAAATTGACAATGAACACCGATTTCGACTTAGATTTATTGCAACTAGAGTTAGATAACATTATTGATATCGATATGAGTGATTTTGGATTTGAGATTTCAAAAGAAATGGAAGTTGAAGCTAATAAAAATACAGAAATAAAAGAAATTCAAGATGACTCAGTTTTAATTGTGGAAGCAGATAGTGAAAATGAGTTAGAAGAATTATATAATGAATTTCAAGAAAGAGGAATAAAATGCCGAGTTTCGATATTATAAAGAAAAATACATTAAAAGAGACGTTTAAAGTTTCCAAAGTTATGGCAGATTTTGACGTTGGAGCAGAACACATAGGAGAACGCTTTGCAGATAACATTGACTATCCAGAAAAATGGCAAATAGGACTTATCGTAGGAGGAAGTGGAACAGGGAAAAGTACTATTGCAAGTGAATTGTATAAAGAACAATTGCAAGACGATTTTGTTTATCCAGAAAATACTCCAGTGATTGAGTGTATACCATGTAAAAGCGTTGAAGAATTAGAAAAAATGTTTTATGCTGTTGGTTTTGGAAGTGTTCCATCATGGTTGAAACCATATAATATTTTATCAAACGGAGAAAAAATGCGAGTAGATTTAGCAAGGAAAATACTTACTCAAGATTTTATAGTTTTTGATGAATTTACAAGTGTCGTGGATAGGCAAGTTGCTAAAGTGATTTGCATAGCTTTAAAAAAAGCATTGAAAAAATATCCAAATAAAAAATTTGTCGCAGTTGGATGTCATCATGATGTTATTGAATATTTACAACCAGATTGGTGTTTTAATACTGATAATATGCAACAGGTTTTTCAATACCCCCACGAAGCAAAAAAAAATTTACAGTCAAGCGATGTTCAATTGCAAAGTGGGGAAATTTTAGACGTTATCATTATTTAAATGGAGATATTTCAAATTGTGCAAGATGTCTTGGATTGTATGACCAAGATAAAATTATTGGTTTTATAGGAGTTATACACTTTCCTCATCCTAAAAATAAAAAAATTAAAAGAGTAACTAGATTGGTGATTTTACCTGATTATCAAGGAATAGGATTAGGAACGAAATTTCTCAATGTAGTAGCTCATATATATGCCAATGAAGGTTTTGATTTTAGGATAGTGACGAGTGCAAAAAATTTGATTTATGCTTTAAATAAGAATAAAGATTGGGAATTTAAAACATACAAAAGAAACAGTGTTGACCCAAGAAGTAAATTGGCGTTGAAAAATACAATTAGAACAAATGTAAAAGTTGGAAGCTTTTTATTCAAAGGTAAAGTAAGGAAGTGAGGCGATGGCTAATGAGCAGAACTTGATACCTGCTAACAAACGAACTAAGGATGAGCATAGAGAAATTGCTAAAAAAGGTGGTATTGCTTCAGGCAAAGCACGAAGAAAAAAAGCGAATCTAAGAAAGGCTTTTGAAACAATTCTACAAGCTAAGGTTGCAAGTCCAAATGTAAAGAAACAACTTGAAGATTTAGGTTTTGACTCAACTAATGAAATGGCTTTAGCTATGGTTATGATGCAAAAAGCTATGAAAGGCAATGTCCGAGCCTTTGAGCAAATTAGCAAGTTAACAACGACTGATGTCAAAGATAGTCTTGATAAGGCAGAACAGAAAGAACGAATTAAGGCTCAGAAAATGAAAAATAAAATGTTAGAAGAGAATGACGGTCGAGAGGCTGTAGTTGAAACGGTGGTGTTCATGAATGAAGCGAACATACCAGATTGATTTGCCTTCAATGGTTGGAGCAGGTTATGGCTCGTTCTGGCGTTCTAAAAATTTCTATCGAGTCGTTAAAGGCTCTCGTGGTTCTAAGAAATCAAAAACAACAGCATTAAATTTTATTATCCGTCTATTGAGGTATCCATGGTCTAATCTATTAGTTGTCAGACGATACTCTAATACGAACAAGCAATCAACTTATACAGATTTTAAGTGGGCAGCAAACAAGCTGAGAGTGACTCATTTATTCAAGTTTAATGAGTCTTTGCCAGAAATCACGGTAAAGGCAACAGGGCAAAAGATACTGTTTCGAGGCTTAGACGATGAATTGAAAATAACGTCAATTACAGTTGATGTTGGTATTCTTTGTTGGGCGTGGTTTGAAGAGGCTTATCAAATCGAAAATGAAGAAAAGTTTAGCACTGTTGTCGAGTCTATTCGTGGGACTTACGACTCGCCAGACTTTTTCAAACAAATTACAGTCACTTTCAACCCTTGGAATGAACATCACTGGTTGAAGGCTGCTTTTTTCGACAAAGCCACAAGTCGCACAGATACATTGGCACTAACCACTACATTTAGGTGCAATGAATGGTTAGACAAAGTCGATATCCAGCGATACGAAGATTTATATAAAACGAACCCACGCCGTGCTAGAATTGTTTGTGACGGAGAGTGGGGCGTTGCGGAAGGCTTAGTATATGAAAACGTCAAAGTCAAGAATTTTGATAAAGACGAGCTATTGAAAGATAATTCATATCAACTAGCTATTGGACTTGACTTTGGTTTCACACACGACCCGACCGCATTATGTGCGAGCTTGATTAACGAAGAAAAGAAAGAAATATATATATTCGACGAGGCGTACCAAGTTGGATTGATAACAAAAGACGTTGCAAATATGATTTATGAAAAGGGATATGCTAAGTCTGAAATAATTGCAGATAGTGCAGAGCCAAGGTTGATTAGAGAATTGCAAACGGAATATGACATTGTACGATTGAGAGAGAGCCGTAAGGGGAAAGACAGTATTATGGCAGGCGTATCAAAGTTACAAGGATACACAATTTATGTTCATCCAACGTGTAAGCATATTATGGACGAATTTTACAGTTATTGTTACCAACAGGACAAAGAAGGCAATTGGTTGAATAAGCCTGAGGATAAGAATAACCACTTGATGGACGCCTTAAGATATAGCTTACAATGTATTGACGGAAATCAAACTAAAATCAAAATGCTAAAAGGAGGATTTTAAAATTGGCAAAGGTTTTTGTAAATAAACGAAAGGTCATAACAACAACAAGCGATGTAGTGACCGAAGAAATCGTAACTGAAGCGATACGATTGCACTTGAGTAAATTAGTAAAGAATTATATCGAAAGCGAGGACATGTATCTCTCGCAACACGAAGTATTGAAAATGCCTAAAAAGGATAGCTGGAAACCAGATAACCGATTAGTGTTCAACTATGCGAAGTATATCGTTGATACATTCACAGGCTATCAAATTGGTGTGCCAGTTAAGATTAAACATGACGACGAAACCGTAAACGACTTTGTCGCAGATTTTCGCAAAATTAATGACATGGAAGACTCAGAGTTTGAGCTTGCGAAAATGTCTAGCGTGTTTGGACATGCGTTTATTTATGTTTATCAAGATGAATTTAAACAAACTAGGGCGACATACAACAGTCCAATCAATATGTTTATCGTTCATGATAATAGCATTGAGGAACGACCTTTATTTGCTGTTAGATACACTTTTAACGAGAACAACCAAGAAGGTATTGGACAAGTAATTACAAACGATGAAATTATTGACGCCACATTCACGACTGAAGGAACAGTCAGATTTGGTGAACGTACTCAACATATTTACAACTCAATCCCAGTAGTTGAGTTGGTTGAGAATGAAGAGCGACAAAGTATTTTTGAGAGCGTAAAGACATTAATTAACGCTTTAAATAAAGCAGCGAGCGAGAAAGCAAACGATGTAGACTACTTTGCGGACGCTTATATGAAAGTGCTAGGAGTAGAGCTAGAAGAAGAGGACGCAAGCCAAATTAGAGAAAATAGAATTTTCAACCTTTGGAAAACTGGAGACGGCCCTTTGCCTGAGGTCGCTTTCCTTGAAAAGCCTAGCTCAGATACAACGCAAGAGAATTTAATTAGTTTATTAAAAGAGTCTATTTTCGCAATCTCAATGGTGGCGAATATGTCTGAGTCTGAGTTTGGGAACTCGTCTGGGACAGCTCTAGCTTTCAAATTACAAGCAATGGATAACCTTGCTCGAATGAAAGACAGAAAATTACAATCCGCATTTAACCGTTTGTATAGAATTGTGTTCAGTGTTCCATTAACTACCGTATACGAGGACGCATGGACAGGATTGTCATACTCATTTACTAGAAACGTGCCACGAAACATTCTTGAAGAGGCGCAGATTGTAGGACAATTATCTGGACAAGTGTCAGAGGAAACTAAGCTATCTGTTTTATCTATCATTGACGACCCACAAAAAGAGATTGAAAGAATGGAAAAAGAGGAAGAGGCGATGGGCGACCTTGAGACTCGTTTGGAAAAACAAAAAATCTACTCAGACGCTGAGTTGAGCGAGAGTGAGAAGGTTATAGCCGATGTTGAATAACGAATACTGGGAGGGTAGATACCGTGCCGAGGAAAAAGCAAGGGAGTTGGCGGATAAGAGAGTCGCTTATCAATTGCAGGGAGTCTACCAACAACACGCCAATAATATTCAAAAAGAAATCGATAGCTTTTGGCAAAAGTATGCTGATAGCGAAGGAATCACAAAATTACAAGCTAAGCAACGAGCGGATAAACTTGATATGGTGAATATTGAGTTTAAAGCTAGACAATTAGTTGAGAGAGCTAATCGTTTGAGAGAGCGTGGCAAGCAGGTTACAAGTAAAGATTTTACAAAAGCGGAAAACGACTTGTTGAAACTTTACAATCTTAAAATCAAAACAAGTCGTCTTGAAGTGCTGCAAGCGAATATCAAGTTGCACCAATACGAACTAGCCTTAAATGAGTTTGAAATCATTGACAGGCACTTGATTGAGTCGATTAGACGTGAAAATCTGTTTAGTGCTGGCGTGCTCGATATGACGCTTGGTAGTTATGAAAGCTCGAAAATATCTGCTGACTCTATTGTTTTTGCCAACTTTGAAGACGCTTCATGGTCGTCTAGGATTTGGGAAAGACAAAACGAGTTGAGAGCTATTGTTAAAAAAGGCGTTGCGGATACCGTGTTAAGAGGGCAAGGAACAAATGTTCTTATCAATAATTTAAAAAAAGAGTTTGATGTTTCCTATGGCTATGCCAGACGGTTAGCAGTGACAGAATCAGCAAGGGTGTATTCAGAGGCACAGAAGGCCAACTATGATTCTAATGGTGTTGAATGGTTTGAAGTCATGACCGAATTAAAAGCGTGTCCGATTTGTCAACCGTTCGACGGAAAGATTTTTAAAGTATCTGAGTTGGTTCCAGCATTGAACGCACCACCATTTCATCCTAACTGTCGATGTACGACGGTTCCGCATTTTGACTCAAAGCGCTCAAGTAGTGATGAAGTAGTAACTAGAAGAATAGATTTAAGTGCTATTTAGTGCTTAGAAAAGGAGTAAAAGATGTTTATTTGGGATTTGGTATCAATTGCTTTCGGGTGGTCGGTATTTTTGTTTTTAACGCTATTTAACATAGTGTTTTTTAAAAAAGTAATTGAAAAAATCAAAAAATAATTTAACCGTATGGAATCCCGTACGGTTTTTTATTGTCCAAACTTTGAAGACATTAAAAGCTAAGGATAATCAGTCCACTCTGGACTTAAAAAGGAGGGCCTAACATGGCAGAAGAAATTAAAGAAACTGTAGTTGAACCTGAAATTGAACAAGCTAGCGGTCAAGAAGAAGAAAAAACTACAGAAAAAACATTCACACAGTCACAGCTTGATGAAATTATTCAGAAAGAGAAAGCTAAGGCCAAGCGTTCTGCTGAAAAAGAGTATCAAGCTAAGATGGATGAAGCTGAAAAGCTACGTAAGATGAACGAGGTTCAGAAAGCAGAGTATGAGCAAGAAAAACAAAAAGCATACATTGCTGAACTTGAAGCTAAAATCAATCGTAGTGGACTAGAGCGAGAAGCCTCAAAAATGCTTTCTGAGGGAGGTATTGCAGTTGATGATAAAATCCTAGGCCTTGTTGTCAAAGATACTGCAGAGAGCACACAAGAGGCTGTAGAGAGCTTTGTAGCTTTAGTGAATGATTTAGCCGATAAGAAAGTCGGCGAGAAACTAAAAGGTAAGACACCGAAGAAGATGGAAGACACTTCAGCTGGTGAGATTACCAAAGAACAATTTAACAAAATGGGGTACCAAAGCAGAAATGAATTACTGCAAAATAACCCAGAATTATATCGTAAATTGAAAGGATGATAAATAAATGACACAAACTAAAATTGCACAATTAGTTAACCCAGAGGTTTTAGCTGATATGGTTTCAGCTAAGTTACCAAAAATGATTAAATTTACACCACTTGCTTATGTTGAGCGTGAGTTAGTAGGACAACCAGGAAACACAGTTACAGTACCAAAATGGGTATATTCTGGAGATGCTAAAGATATTGCGGAAGGTGAAGCAATCACTCCAGACCAATTAACTACAGACAAATCAACAATGACTATTAAAAAAGCTGGTAAAGGTATCGAGTTAACAGACGAGGCTTTATTATCAGGATTTGGCGACCCATTAGGTCAAGCAGCGCACCAAATTTCATTGGCTATTGCGAACAAAGTGGACAACGACTTAGTTGTTGAGGCTAAAAAAGCAACACAATATGTTGATGATGCGCCAGTAACAGGGGACGCACTTGACAAAGCTTTAGCAATCTTTGCGGACGAAGAAGACGCTCGCTATGTTGCATTAATCAATCCAGAAGATGCAATTGCATTACGTAAAGACACAGTAAAAGAATGGGTTCGCGGTTCAGAAATTGGAGCAAACATTGTTGTTTCTGGAACGTTTGGTGAAACACACGGTGTTCAAATCGTACGCTCTAAGAAAGTGGACAAAGGTAAAGGATTCCTTGTTAAAGTTTCTGCGGTTGAAACAGATACAGACGATGTAGCGAAATATGGCGCATTCGTTATCAACCTTAAACGTGATGTT